CTACGAAACAAAGAACTTAGGAATCTGTAGGATTACTAACGTATCTAATCAGGACTAGAGGTAATTAATTATGCCATCACAATTTGAAGCGGTTGCGGGTTCTGCACTTGGTTATTCTGACGATGACACAGGTTCAGTTACGCAAGCTACAAACAAGGGAACAGGAGTTACCCTTAATAAGCCTTCGGGTCTTATAACAATGAATGACGCGGCTCTTGCTGCGGCTGCTGAAGTTTCCTTTGCTGTTACAAACTCAACTTGTACTGCAAACGACAGCATCGTTGTTAATCATGTAAGTGCGGGAACAGCAGGCTCTTATTTAGCGCAAGCAAATACAGTTGCCGCGGGTTCTTTTGCAATCACAGTAACAAACGTTTCTGGCGGTTCTTTAGGCGAAGCCATTGTTCTTAAATATTGCATTATCAAAGGATAATGGGATTGTTTGCTTTTAAGCGAATAAGGGAAAAAGAAGCTGCCGTTGCGGTGGCTTCTATTCCTACTAAAACAAAAAAACGTAAATCCAAATCTAAGGTCGAAAATGGCGATAACAATAGTCGCAACAGCAGGCAGCGCAACAGCAAATAGTTATTTGACGTTGACAGACGCAAACGCAATCATCGAAGGTTTAGTTGAAGATGATGACGTTACAGCGTGGTCTTCTGCAACCGATGACCAAAAAAACCGCGCCTTATATACAAGTACGATCAGAATTGATCGCGAAAGATTTCTTGGAGCAAGGGCAACAGATACGCAGGCTTTACAATGGCCGCGAACAGGAGTCAGAAAACCAGATACTTATGTAAATACATACGCTGTCGGATTTCCTTTTCGCATTTCAACAGATTATTTTACAGATACAGAAATTCCAGATCAGGTTAAAAGAGCGCAGGCAATATTGGCTGTTTATCTAAATAATAATAAAAATGGACTTGGCTTATCAGGCTTGGAGGATTATAAAAGAGTAGGAGTCGGCGGGGTTGCTGTTGAACCTGTATTCAGCGGTTCTGTCGGCGCTGATCGCGTTCCGCCATTATTTGAACGCTATTTCACAGGCTTGCGAATAAGTGGGCCGGGTAACATTTCAATCAAAAGGAGTTAATCAATGTACAACGCTGACCCAGATTACACACTTGGCGGGGAGCTAATCACAGACACAGCCGCACACACAGGCAGATTTAAAAGTATTTTTTTCAAAGAAGATACACAGATCAACACGGCTTCACATAACTATTCAGGAAATTCAATTGATTCTGAAACTTTTCTTGCGGGTCAAACTATTTATGGTTTATTTACAAGTATCACTTTATCAAGTGGCGCTTGCATTGCTTATAAAATCTAATGCCAAACTTCGCGAGCGCCGTTCAGAAAGCAATAAAAAATGTTGCTTCAATTCAAGGCTTTGGACAAGATGTAACAGTAAGAACTATTACTGCGGGTTCTTACAATACAACAACAGGCGTTATTTCTGAATCGAACAGCGATGCAACTGTCAAAGCTGTTTTTGAAGATGTAAATATGCGCGAAGTAAATGAACTTATTCAGGCGGAAGATAAAAAAATTACAATATCTGCGGGGGATGTTACGACAAAACCTACGACAAAAGATAAGGTTCTTATTTCAAATATTGTACATAATATTATTCGCGTCCTTACTAAAACATCAGGCGGAACCGATATTTCATACACCCTTTATTTAAGAACATGAGAAAAATACGGATTGACCAGATTGGCGATTATTCAGAAGAACAAATCAATACTTTGTTATCTGTTGCTGTATTAACGGGAGATCGTATTGTCAAAGAAGGCTCGCCTGTTGATACTGGAAGGCTTGCTGTTTCTTGGCAGATAGGAGAAAACGCAGAAAGCGGCGCACCCGCTAAAGAAGGCAAATATGGTTCATCAGGTAAAGGAACTGTTATTAGACCGCCCAAGCCTTTAAATTATCAACTAGGTAAAGAAAATTTTAGAAAAAAATATCATATTCACAATAATGTTCCATACGCTGAACCTGTTATGTTTGGAACAAGTTTGCCGCCGTCTTGGGGTGGTACATATAGAAGCAAACAGGGTTTGAAAGCAAAACATCTTGATTTATTGGCAAAAGAACTTGCAAATGAAATACAAGACCTTTACAAACAAATAAGGGGTAAATAATGGCCGCAGTAGATTTAAACACAGTAAGAGGAACAATCGAAGCAAGGGTCGCAACAGAACTTGCCAGTAGCCCCGCAATCCCTGTTGTTTTTCATAATATGTCGTTTGATAGTAGCGCCGTGACAACCTTTGTTCAATGCCTTACAACATTTGGCGAAAGTAATTATCTAACACTTGGAAATGCAAGCGGACAGAATCGCGTAAATGGAATTGTTGTCTTTAATATCTTTACACCGCAGGGAATAGGTTCAGGCGACAACTACACAATCGGCAAAAGGTTGCGGGATTTGTACAATCGAATTACAGTTTCTAATGTGATCTTTGATGCCCCGATTGGGCCGGAGGTCGTAGACAATCCAAATCCAGAGGGTCAATTCCAAACACAATTGCGAATGACTTTTGAAATTTTCGAGGAACTTTAATGGAAATTACAGAAAAAATGCTTGATGCAATCGAAGCTGTAAAAGGTCGCCGTGACCCCGCTTATTGGGATGGACGTTGTAAACGATACATGGAAAACCAAGAAAAATTAAAAAAAGATGTAAAAAAATCAAATAAGAGTTAATATATTTATAAATAATTCTTTTTTTTGTTATGGCTATCAAGGGCGATGTTGGGAAAATCATGTTTGAAAATGCGGGCGGCACCGAAGCTGACGTTGGACAAACAAGATCATGGTCTTTGTCTATAACAAAGGACACGATGGAAACAACAAAACAAGGCGATACATTTAAATCAAATATCGGCGGTTTGATAGCGGGCGAAGGTTCAGCAGAACTTCTTTATAATCCTTCAGAAACAGGCGCAGGCTATACAACATTTATTGATGATGTATTAACTACAGGCGATAATGCTGACGCATTATTTGAATTATTTCCTGATTCTGCAACTTCAGCAAAGAAAATTAGTTTTGCGGGGGTTATTACAAACGCAGAATATGGCGCAACACTTGGCGAAGTTCAAGTTATAAATATCAGTTTTATAACAAGCGGTACCATAACAAGCGCTATCTGATACATTAGGTTTATTAGTCAACTAATCAACCAATGCAAAAAAGAACTATTGACCTGTTAACTGATTCTTACAAAGATCAGATGACAGCCAGAAGAAAATACGAATTTAAAAATAAAAACGGAGAAAAAATTGTTGATTTGTATTTTAAACCTTTAACAAGGGATGATCGTGTTCGCGCACAATCAGCGGCAAATACTGATGATGCTTTGACAATATCAACATATCTTCTTTGTAAAAATGCAGAATTAGAAGATGGCACAAAAGCATTTGCGCCCGCAGATGCGCCAAACCTACAAAGAGAACTTCCAGAAAGTGTATTGAACGAAATTGAATTATTTATGTTTGATATTCAATTAAATGTTGATACAGCAAAAAAATAATATCGCGGGATAATTGGATAAATTTTGAATTTTTTCTCGCAACAGAATTAGGTAAAACTTTACAGGAATTACGTTCTTTGATTACAGAAGAAGAACTTATTTTTTGGGCGGCATATTATGAAGTTAAGAATGAAAGAGAAAAAAAAGAAATAAATCGTCAAAGAGCAAATAGAGGTTAATATATAAGAAAAGGTTTTGTTGATTTGTGGCACAGGCTAATGTAAAACTTACAGTTGATGCTTCGCAGGCCACAAGAGCATTAAAAGGTGTTCAACAGCAATCATCGGGGCTTGAAAGGGCATTTGGCGGCCTTAAAAGCGCAATTCTTGGTGTTGGGGTCACAGCTTTAGCAAGACAGGCAGTATTAACATCGGCAAATTTTGAAAAATTAAACGTAAGACTTGGTTTATTGACCAAAGCATCAGGAACCTTTGCAAAATCTCAAGAAATAGCGGCAGAAGCGCAAAAATTATTTGGATTAAGTGCGACAGAAGCGCTTGAAGGAATTACAAATATTACTGCACGTTTGCAACCTTTGGGCGTTGGTGTTGAAGATATAAGGACAACATTTATCGGATTTAACACAGCGGCAAAACTGGCGGGAGCGTCAGCGATGGAAAGTTCAAATGCCTTTAGGCAATTAGCTCAGGCTTTAGGTTCTGGACGTTTACAAGGGGATGAATTTAGAAGTATTGCAGAACAGGTTCCAACAATTCTTGCACCTATCGCGGCAGAACTTGGTGTAACTATTGGAGAACTTAAAAAGTTTGCATCTGAAGGAAAATTAACAAGTGATGTTGTTATAAGAGCATTAAAGAAAGTTGAACTTGATGGCGCGGATTCTTTGAAGGCATTGTTAGAAAATGACCCGACACAAGTATTTAAAAATCTAGGAAATGAAGCTGAAAATTTATCAAGAGCATTTGGAGATCAATTAGCCCCTGCTGTTTTACCAGTTATTCGAGCGATAACAAAAGTAACAGAAGCAATAACAAATTTTGTAAATTCTGGCGCGGGTCAAGTGACTTTGATATTTACAGCAATAGCTGTTGCCGCAAAAGGTGTTGCACTTATAACGCCTATAATAATTGGACAATTGGCAACTTTGGCAACATCTTTTCAAGTAGCCGCGATAAATTCTGCATTGGCTTCAACTGGTTTGAAAGGGGTTGCGGCTTCTTCATTCTTGGCCGCGGGTGGTATAACAAAAGCGACAATTGCTCTTTCTGCTTTTAAATTAGCTCTTATAAAAACGGGAGTAGGTGCGGCAATTGTTATTTTAGGAACTTTAGCCGCAAAATTTATTGATAATAAAAATTCAGCAAAAGAAGCCGCGGATGCCGCAAAAGCCTTTGACGATAATATAAAAGGGATTACTGAAACGGCACCACAAACAGAAGCCGCTTTAAATAGCCTTACTATTGCAAATAAAGAATTTGAACTTTCAAATTTAGGAACAAATCGAAATGATGCGGGCAGAAGAAAAGCGTTAGAACGTGAACTTGAAATACTTAAAGAAAGATCAATTATTCTTCAAGGAGAAAAAGAAAGGGAAGCGCAACTTGCTCTTGATAAAGCATTTAACGATCAAACAATTGCACTTTTAAAAAATATTTCTGCGATGAAAGCTAAACTTGCAGGCAAAGAAGAAGAATTTAATATGGAGCAAAGAATAAATGAATTAAAAGAAAAATTTGGCGAATTAGATGCACAGCAAATTATAGATTTAATAAAAAAAGAAGAGGGTTTAAAAAGACAACTTACAGTTATGGAAAAACAGAAAGAAGAAGCCAAAAAAATCAAAGATGCTTTTAGACAAATAGGGGATGATATTGCAACAGGTATTTCTGATGCTTTAGTTGGTGCTATCGAAGGAACAAGAACACTTGGCGAAGCGGCCAGATCAATTATTAATGATCTTGCATCGTCTTTGTTAAGACTTGGAGTGAATACACTTTTAAGAAACTTTGGAGGTGGATTGTTTGCAAATTTGCCGGGGCTTGCAAATGGTGGCCGCGCATCCGCAGGGCGTAGTTATTTAGTCGGAGAGCGAGGCCCGGAGATATTTACACCAAAACGAAGCGGCACAGTAATTCCTAACAATATGATCGGTGGCGGTGGCGGTGGCGATACTATTAATAATATAAGTGTTACTGTTGATGCAAGCGAAACAGCGGTTGAAGGCGATACAGGCCAATCTCAAGCGCTTGGACGTCAACTTGCAACAGCAATTCAAACTGAACTGTTAAAACAAAAAAGGCCGGGAGGTTTATTAGCATAATGGCAACTTTTCCAAGCATTTCCCCAACATATACAGGGTTTACCAAAAGAAGCGCTCCAAGGGCGCGAACAATAAGATTTCAAGACGGGTTTGAACATCGTATTGTTTTTGGATTAGCGCAACATCAAAATCCTAAAGTTTATAATTTATCTTTTAACGTCACAGAAACACAATCTGACGAAATAGAAACCTTTCTTGATGCCCGTGGCGGAACAGAAAGTTTTGATTTTACGGCACCCGGCGAAACATCATCACAGAAATTTGTTTGTCAAAGGTGGTCAAAATCTATCCCATACAACAATAGAGCCGTTATTGATGCAACATTCAGGGAGGTATTTGAAGCATGAGTACAGCCCCAATAATTAGCGATTTACAAAAGGCAAATCCAAGCGCTGTTATTGAATTATTTGTACTTACAACAAATGTTGCACAACACGGAAGCGCACAGACTTACAGATTTCACGCGGGGTCATCTTTAAACCAAAACGGCGAAATCGTTTGGCAGGGTAATTCTTATTTAAGATTTCCTGTTGAAGCAACAGGTTTTGCATATCAACGCGGCCAGATTCCACTCACAATCAGTAACGCTTTCGGATTTGTTTCAGCCCTTTTGTTAAATGTAAATCAACATTTCAACGGAAATGATTTGACAGGCGCCGTTGTTCAGCGCAAAAGAACGCTTGCAAGATTTCTTGACGCTGTAAATTTTCCTGTTGAAACAACAACTTCTTCAACAACAACAACTATTGCTGACCCCGCAGATGCCGAAACTGTTACCTATACAGTTACAGTTGCAAATGTCGGCGGTATAAATATATTTCTTTTAAATGGTTCAAATAAACCTGTTATAACAATGAAACGCGGGTCAACTTATATATTTAATCAAGAAGATTCAAGCAATCAAGGCCATCCTTTACGTTTTAAATCAGACAGCGGCGGTTCTTATACAACAGGAGTTTCAGCTTCAGGTTATAGCCCCGGATATTCAGGCGCGACAGTTACTTTTCAGCCGCCTTATCCAGATGCCCCATCAGATTTGAGATATTATTGCACGATTCACGGGAACGCGATGGGTAATACAATTACAATGAACAATCCAAATACAACAACACAAACGACAACAACGACTTCAGGTTCACAGACTAACCCACTTGGAACCCCAGACCCAACGGCCGAATTTCCACTTGAACAATATGTAATTGATAGAAAATCATCAGAAAATCGTGAAGTTGTAACATTTGAACTTAGCGCTGTTTTTGATCTTGTTGGAGTAAGAGCGCCTAAACGTCAGGCAACTAGAAAGATTTTTCCCAGTATTGGAACTTTTAATCAATGAATTGGAAAGATAAAGCACTTGAACACGCGAAACAGGAAGACCCGAAAGAATCTTGCGGCCTTTTGTTAAATATTCGCGGAAC